CGCCGCCTGACTGTTCACCTTTAAATACTATTGTACCCTCACGCCCACCATCTGTGTCCTCATGGGTTGTATTTGTAATTGTAAATGATGGGTCTGGTGAAGAAAGCAACATATCTCCAGCACTATCTAGCCTTAGTCTTTCTGTAGGTGCTGCACCGTCATTACCATCATTAGTCTTGAATATCAGATCACCCTTCTCATCATCTGAAGTGCCATCATGCGCTGACTCGATCTGTGCAAGCGTTGTTTCTTCACCGCCAGACTGTTCGCCTTTGAAAGTAATCTTACCCTCGCGTCCACCTTCTGTATCTTCTTCAGAAGTATTCTTGAGAATAAGCTCTGGTGTAGTGTCGGTGCTTGTGATGTCACCTTGGACATCAGCCGCCGTAGTTGTTAATCCAACCGCTGTTGCTCCAATATATCCACCCATTATGTCTGCTCCATGTATGACATTATCACTGATACTTTATCTGCTACTGAACAATCGACCTTAATTATGTCGCCCACGTTTAGATTGATCTTACCGTCTAACACCGAAAGCGCTGACCCTGCTGGAATCGCCGCGTCTTTAACAACATGCGCCGTAGTGTTTGTCGTTTGCCCAGTGTGCGCAGTTGTACTTTCTAATGTTACAGATGCTGTAACCTGGGCGTTATGTACATTGGCTAATGTAAGCCCCAGGACAACTATCGTGCTGCCTGTCTGAACAGTGTATATGGTTTCGGGTGTGCCAGCACTAGCTGGGGCAACATCCCTAGTTATTACTTTAAATGCATTTGGCATGTTTAATTACCCTCCTAGAGCAATGGCTAAAGCTGTTGCGGCATCTTCACCAGCAGCCGCCGCTGATGCAGCGCTTGCCGCCGCAGCAGTTGCCGAAGTTGCTGCATTTGTTGCAGATGTTGCCGCATTGGTTTCTGAAGTTCCTGCATTTGTTGCAGAAGTCGCGCTAGCAGTTGCGGAAGTTGCGCTAGCGGTTGCTGATGTAGCGCTATTAGTTGCTGACGTTGCCGCCGCTGTGGCACTATTTGCAGCAGCCGTTGCACTTGATGCAGCCGCATTTTGACTTGTAGTTGCAGAGGCCGCATCTACTATCAATGCCCACTTAGCGCTGTCTGTGTTTGTTGTAAGTGGCTGAGATCCGCTAGATGTATGAGCAGTGATAGCTATGAATATGTTATTAGTGCTTGTATCCTTTACCAAATCACGCACAGCAAAGGTTGTACCAGATGACCAGTTACCCTTAAACACACCGATTTCTTGAGTAATATCAATGTCACCAGAGGCATCAAAAGCAAACACTTTGTTTGCTCTAGCTGTCGCGTCTTCTGTAAATGTAGGGTTGGTAATAGTAGTTGTTTTAGATCCTTTAACAGATCTGTCTAACTCTTCCTGATGCTGCTGCACCATAAACGTAATTTTATCTAGTTGATCTTCAAAACTTGCGGCAGGGAATGGATCGTTAGCAACAAGGTCTAGCCCCTGTGTTAAAGGCTGCTCACGAATAATAGTAAGTGACTCGCCGCTTGCTGGGGCAGTAACCATTGTGACATTACCGCCGTTAGCGTTACCTACGCCACTAACAGTATATTTTGTTGAGATTGCCTGTACTGTCTCACCGCCACTAGCATTACGCAAAATAACAGTAAGATCGTCTTGATCAAATATCTTAAAGCTATAAGCAAAAACAGTTTGTGAACCGTTTCCGTTAAAGCTTACCTTATTTACCGCACTACTAACTGTCATATCGCATCCTTTGCTTACAGTCTTTTACCACATATTTATCGTCTTGAACAGTCATCTAAATCCACCACCTGTAGCCACAACACTTGATGGGGGTATAAAAAACTCTTGATCATTCTCTCGTTTTATTCTGCGCTCCATGCGTGATAAGTAGCCTGGGTTTATACTTTCCTGTAATTGATACCATATCATATAATCTAATGCTTGTTGAGTGTAGAACAGGTTAGCTAATGGTGTTATACTTTTAACTAATCTAACAAAATCCCCCCTAACATCCTCATCTCCAGTTAGCATCTGATCTCTAGTTCTCATTAGTAAATCTATCGCATCAAAAGCAGTATTTATGCCTGGGCCTATAGCAGTTTCTAATGCTCCACCGCCAAATCTGTTTGCCTGACCAAACAAAAAGTCACCATAAATACCAAGCCCACCACCCTGCATAGCAGCAGCTAAAAAGGTTCTAGCATCAGGCGGTCTAGGCTCTCTGCCCTTCATTACCTCTTTTGCCTGTAAAACCATATAACCAAGCGCTGTTGTGCCTACTATTGTGTTAATAAGCCCAGCGTTTGCGCCTAAACCCCTAGTAAATATTTCACGCCGCTGTTTAATGCCAGTACCGTAAGTATGTCGGCCTAAGTTTTTAGTAATGCCTAAAACACCGAATGACTTAAACTGAGCAACAAAACGTATTGCCTCACCAGCAGCCGTACCAGGGCGATAACCTTGCCTTAGTATAGCCCTTTCTCTTGCGCCAGGAGAAGGCACAGAAAACTCTGCCTCGTTTACTAATAAGTTAAAAACATTCTCTCTTACAGACTGATCAGGAATTTCTCCAGGCACTATATATTCTTTACCGTCTGGCCCCTTTTTGACACCTTTTCTAACCGCTTCCCATTTTTTGCTATCTATTTCATACAAACCCAATAATCTCTGCATATCTGGTGGTAAACTGTCAAAACGCTTACCTGCCTCTCTTGCAAGATCATTTGAAATCATCATTGTGATCCCACGTTTATTTGCCTCTGTCCAAGGCTGTAGAAGATTAAGCTTAAAAAATGTATTAAGATATTTTGATGTTTTGCCTGGAATATCGTCAGATGCATTAAATCGTGACATAAAGTCACCTAATTGACTTTGAAAACCTACACCAAGCCTATCAGAGAAGTCGCGCATTTCTTTGCCACTCATGCCTTTAAACAAAGCGCTAAAGCTATCACCCCAAGCATCCATCAAGCTACGACCCTGATACATTCTGTTCGAAGCCATAAATGCTACGTCACTAAACGCAGATACAGCAGCGCCACCTAGCTTTGCCATAGTTTGTAAAGCTCTGTAACCATGCATCCATCGAGCTAACGTAGTGTGTGAACCTACGTTAATATCACCAGTTACTTCTGCCAACATAGAACTAAAATTTACTATAGAGCCTTCGCGTTTTAGATCTTTAACTTTTTTTGGATCGCTTCTGTGCTTTTCTAAAAGTTTTTTTTGCACACGCTCAAACATAGCTTCTGGGTTTGTGCCAAGCTGCTCCATAAGAGCTGTAGATCTAATTGATGACTGAAGGTCTTGCACAAAGCTTTCTCGCAAAGAACCGCGCCCAAATGATTGATTATAATTGTACCACTCATCAGGATCTTTAAAAGTAAACACAGCGCTTTCGCTACGTGCTTTTGCTATGTTTTTTGGCCCTGAGAAAGCACTGCTAATTTCGGTTCTATCAGTTGCTATTCTTACACCAGTTGTAATTGCTTCGTAAGATCTTGCAAGAAACGCCCTTTTTAACGCATCGTCTGCGTTTACTAAGTCACCGTTTGCAGTTTTGGCCCAGTTGAGCCTGTCAGGCTCCATCATGTAGTTAACCCAGCCTTCTTTGCCCAAGGCTGTCATTTTAGCAGGGTCATGGCTTGTTCTTACCACACGGCCCTCTTTTAGACGTATATATGCGCCAGCTTGGTTTTCTCTTTGGAGCGTAGCCCTTTGAGCTTTATACATAATTTCAGCAATAGCTTTTGCGTCTTTTGACGTTACTCTAGCTTCTGCATCTGTTTTTGGATTTTTAGTGTTAAGGTTTCCTAATGCGCGAGTAACCTGCAACTCAAAATCTTTACTCATTTTATTAAATTTTGTTAACAAGTTTTTTCGATTTAAGTTAGTAATAAGGCTACCAAATATCTCGCCACCTATTGAATTTATTAAACTATCAACAGATCTTTGCGCTCCCTCAAATGGCGAGTTTACACCTACTAACAATGCCTCAAGTGCTAAAGAGGGGTTCTCTACCAGCTCATCAGCTTTGTTTGCTAAGTCCATTATCTTTTGTTCTACAAGAATATTTTTGTATCTATTTCTGCGCTCAAGCTTTTTAGCAAGCTCTGCTTCTTTTACTAAATACGCCCCACGCTCAAATATATCATCCTCAACAGCGTTAAGACCGCTTTCAGCTTTGCGTTTTGTTTTGACATCTTGTAGCTCTTTAATAATCTGCTCTAACGTGCCATCGTCAAGCCGACCATTATTTGCATCACTTATTAGTTTTAGACAGTCAGCCATTATGCCCTCGACATACAGATTGTTCCGCTTCTTACAAGCTCAACATACGCATCATACGTTGCTTCAGCTTGAGCAATCTCTGCTTCAATTTCGTTAATTTCTTTTGCAGTAAGTTGATTAGCGTTTTGATATTGTTTGATAATTTCTTCATTTCTTTGCATCTCCGCATCAAAATTATATTCATCATCTATTTTATCTAAGGCTTCATCAAGTTTTTCAGCAACTTCAAAATCACCAGCAATATCATTTTTAGGATCTAAGGAATACCTAGCATAATATTCAGCTTCGAGATCTTCTAATCTATGACTTATGTTTGCATGAGCTTCATCAATATCTTCACCAGTCTTAGACATTCTATCAGAAATAATAGCTATTTCTTCGTCTGTATGTTTTACACCAAGATAATCTAGCTGCTCTTTTATAGCTATTCTGTTTTCAACTTCGGCTTCATAGGCATTTTTACCTGCAACAAAACTTTCCCAATCAGCCGCTTCATTTTGATCAGCAGCAGTAAAATGAAATTTGTTCCCTGTTTTTTCATCTCGTATTTTTTCTAACAAATCATTTTTAGCAGCAGTAGTATCTAAGCTTGGGTCAATGTATCCCTCTTCTTGCGCCCTCATTGCCATATCATCAAGAGACCTGCCATCAGGATTACTAACACGACTTACATAATTACCATTTTTATCATAATAACCTTTTGCACCTTTTATATCCATAGATTTAAGTTCGCCTCTAAAGGTAGGATCATTGTCGTTTATACCGCCTTGACGTCTTATAAACGCTAATAAATTTTCTGGTTTACGAACATATCTAGGCATTACAGGCGTAACATCTATAGCGTTATCGTTTAAAAACTGACGCAGCGCTATACCAGCAACTTTTTCGCCGCCAAGCGCCCTATGTGTTTTTGCAGAGTTTTTCTTTTGTTTAGCTACTTGCAGATCTAGCTCTGGTTCGTTTAACTCTACGTCAGGCATATTTTTTAGTTGGGCTGGCAAAGCGTCCTCTGGTAAATCAACATCTCTTGCTACAGATGCTGGATTAACCTTTTGTTTACCAAACACACCAGCAATAGTTCCCAAACCACCGCCAAGAAATGTTCCTACACCTACGTTAAGCAGCGCTTCACCCATTGTGTAATCAAGTTGTTGCTGTCGAGACAAACCATAATACAAAGGCTCTGTTACAACAGAACCAGCAAAACCCTCACCTGCCCCAATAGCTGTTCTGCCTTTAATTTTACCAAACCTAGCCATAGCTTTGGCTCTACTTGACAAGCCAAAATATGGAATAAAAGCAGCTCCAATTTCTATAGGGTCTGTAGCAGCAGCTACTAAGCTACCCCCAAACATTGCTGAATAACCAGCGACCCCATTTAATCCTTTTTGTATAATAGCGTTTCGTGCTATTTCTGCTCTTTTATTTTTTACAAGCAGCTCCGCTCCCTCACGAGACATTGGCTCGTCAAACTCTATATAATCTCCATACTCTTCGTTAAGAGCTTCTACGCTTAGTAAACGGCCATCTCCAAGCATTTTTTCTACTTGAGCATCAAGCGTAACAAACGGATTGTCAGCCAAATCATTAAGCTCTGTTCTTAACTGATCTGCCCTTACGTCATCTGTTTCTATCATCAGATCATCTTGCAGCCGCTTTACTTTTTCAATGCGCTGATTGTTCTGCTCAAAAAGTTCGACCCTTTCCTCTGGCGTAAGTTGATCTAAAGTATCACTTTGCAGTTTAAGACTTGTTTTGCTTAAATCAAAAACAGTAGGAGCATCTTTTGCTTGCCTGTACACTTCTCCAGCAGTCACAGATAAATCCGCAAATCCAGTGGCTCTTATAACAGCGCTATCTTGTTTAAGTGGTCTAGGACGCATTACTTAGTTTCTTTCTGCCGTATCGTATTATCAAGCCCTGGAAACTCTGAGCCTACAGGAGCTGTACCCATTGCGCCATAACCAGTGCCAGTATATAAAGGCCCATCTTGTATTTTAAAACCTGTCGCAAACTGTTTTATATTTTTAGGACTTAAAGCAAACCTAAACTCTCTAAGTTTTGTAAAATCCATGTTTTCTAAGTCTTTAAATTTTATTTCGAGAGCTTGCCCAGGCATTGCAGGGTCATCTCCCATAATAAACGCTGGAATAAATGTGCCATTAAGATTGTAATGAAGAATAATACCATCACCAGTGCCATTGTTTAGCCACATGCCTGTTGTTCTTAACGATGCCTCACTTACCTCTGACTCCTCTAGCAAATTAAGATTTGGGGCTGCTAATGGAGCAAGATTAAACTTTTTAAGAATGTCACTACTTAAAATTTCTTGCGCTGCATCTTCTATCTTTTTGTTGTCTATGCCTTTTGGCACTATGTACTGTTGATTTTTTGTAATATTAATTTCGCCAACAAAAATACTTTCTACAGCTTTTTCAACAGCATCAGTAACATTCATGCCTCGTGAGGTGTAGTAAAGAGAAAGTTTTTCAACCATTTCATATTGTTCGTTAAATAATCTTTTTGTCGCTGCCCCATCACCACCAGCAAGCAAGGCAGCATTATAGTTTTGCACTTTTGGTAAGTTTACTATTGTTTGCGCTATACCTGTCACTCCAGATGTTACAGAAGTTGGCTGTCCTTTTTTTAATTCAGCAACAGAAATATTTTTTATAGAAACGAGATCATTAGCAACTTTTGCATCAGTCATATACATTGCCTGAATATACTCTGGAGCTAACCCCTCACGCCGCAAATTTTCTAAAACTAAACCACTATTTTCAGGACCAAGCTCATCCATAACAGACTGCAAATATGCAACAGCATCTGCCCCTGCAACTTCTTGACTGTTTATGTTTTCTATAATTGAGCCAGCTTCAGACTTTGATAAAACAGGAACAAAGTCCAAATCATTCAAGCTTTGTATAGTTCTACCAGAGTTTATTCTATCTTGTATTCCACTTGTGCCTTGCTGTATCGCTTGCACAGAAAGATCTACTGGTTTGACATTTACACCGTCCATCTTAGTAGACTGTGCAAACCCTATAGGATCTCCCTCAACAGACATTGCTTGTCTAAGATTGCTTTCGAATTGCTCTACTAGAGAAAAAGCTTTTTCTTCTAGCTCTGTATCTATTCCGTCAAGACCTTGACCTTTTATTCCCTTTTTAAACTGTTCCTTAATAGCAGAAATATTTGTTGAGCTGCCTTTCCCAAGGTTTGCTTTGATGCCAAGTTCTCTTGTAAGATCATTAAGGTATGACAAATCAGAATATTCTTTTTGTAACTTCGCACGTTCTTCGTTGCTTAAAAATTGAGAAGTTTGAGAAATTTGATTTGCAAGTTCATTCATTTGCTCGTTTGACTGCACATTACCTTCAGATACCTGACCAATCCGAACAGTCATTTGATCCGACAACTGAGAAGCAGAACCCTCTGCTACTTTTCTTGCGTTTTGCTCTGCTAGACTTGGCCCCTCAATAAAGCTTTGCGTTCCCCCAACAGACTTCAATACTTGCGCTTGATCTGCTGGATCTAACATTTGCATCAACCCATACACGTAAGCAGCCTCATTGGAACTAAGAGAAGTCTTGCCCTCTCCTCTAGGATCAAGAGAGTCAGCAGACACACCATCACGCAGCGCGACTCTGATCTCATCAATAAAAGCAATGCCGCTAGGAGCATTATCAGCGTTCTTTTCTAACGCCCTATAAGCAGCACGTTTAATCATTTCTTTTTGCTGTTTAGTCAAAACATCTAGGTTGCCAGCTCTTATCTGTGCAAGCTTCTGCGTGTCTTGAATAACATCTTTAAGAACAAAGCTTATCTGAGAAAGATCTAAGCTGTTTGCTATTTGATCTTCTGCATCGTTTAGCTTTCTAGCACGGTTTTGCTCTGCTGCTATTTGAACCCTTTGGTCAACAGCATCTCGCAAAGCAAATCTGTTTTGCAGCTCAAGATTTCCAAAACGACTGTTAAACTGCTGTAATGCGTATCTGTCTTTACCTACTTTTTTAAGCAGTTCTCTTTTGAGCTGATCTGTTTCTTTATTCCAAATAGGGTTGTCACCATCAAGAATATTGTTGTAGTCAGGATCTTTTTCTAACTCTTTACGTCTTTCGCGCAAAGCCTCCTGTGCATCAAGTAAAGCTTCATTGAGATTGTTTTCAGTTTGTATCTTATATCTTGTTTGAGCGTAATCACCTGCTGCCTGTAAAGCAGCTTGCATTGGCTTTGCTTTATCCAACTCAGCTTGCGCCATAGCGCTTGGTGACTGTCTGGCCCTTATCTGTCTGCCTGGAGCTTCTCTAGTTACGCTTGCTTGTGCTGTATATACTGGTATCTTCATCAGTCATCACCGCCTATTAAACCTGTTTCATAAGCTGTTTTTGCAGCACCACCAAACCCAGACATTAACGCAGCAGTACCAGAAGCCCTAGCACTAGCAGCAGCCATACCGCCCTCCATGCGAGAAAGCTCTGCGTTAAGCCTAGCTTCTTCCTGTGCATCACTAATCTGTAGATTTGCAATCTCGTTGTTAAACTTATTGACGGACTGCTCATAATCAAACTCACGAGCATTCTGCCTAAGAACAGCCATCGGTGTGCCTTGGCTCATATCAAACCCTGCATACCCTGTGCTTGCCCTTAGTGTACCCTGTACCTGCCCTTCAAATGCGCTTGCAGCTCTTTCGCTATCAATAGCAAACTGTGCATTCATAATACCGCGCTGACGCTCAAACAAATCAATGTCACGCTCTATAATGCTTGCGTTAAACTCGCCAGCTCGCAGGGCCGCAGCCGCAGCCTTATCTGCTGCCTTCTTGCTGCTAACAGCCCCTGCCACCTGTACTCCGGTTGATATAAGCGCGAAAGGATTACACATTACTTAAACTCACTTATCAAATGTATTCATGCGTGGGTAGAACGCAAGAACGGTTAGCGGCAAGGGCTGACCCTGTTTTATATATACACGATCATCGTCATCAAAGCCACCAGGGAACTCAATATCTTTGTCACCAGTAAACATAGGAATAGCAGTATCCATATCCATAGAACTATCTCTAAAGAATATCCTATCGACTTCACCGCTGTCATTACCAACTTCTGCACCTACAGTTTCAAAGAAACGCACAGTTATGCCATGCACACGCTTTGGTTTACCTTGGCTTGTACCATCTACAGATCCGGACTCAATTCTTAGCGTTTGCATTGTGCTGTCGAACCCATAACCAACAGCCGCTGTTGTTGATGAAAAATCTAGAGTAATACCACCATTGCTAACAGTTTTACTAGGATGAGATGCACCATTACCTAAAACTTGCAGAGCTTCTCCTTCTAAATGATACAAACCCGACAGCGTTGTTGTAGCACTGCCGCTGTAAGATAAACCGCTATCAACAAAAAATGCTGTTGTTGTATTGTTACCAAAATCAAATACTTTTAATTTTTCAACATACCTTTTTGTAACACTATTGATTGTACGCTTTACAATCATAAACAATTCATCTTCACCTGTATCAGTAGGTAACGTTGCAATACTTTCCACTACCGCCTGACCAGATCCAAAACTACCCCCAATAATATGCTTGTGCCAAGCAACAACTTCTTCTTCTCGCCTATAAGTTAGTCCAACTAATGTTCCATCAGCTCTAACGCACCATACAATGCTATCAGGCTCTTGCTGGTAGGCCATTTGCACCAAACCACCTTCAGTCACATGTTCAGCTAAGATGGTCATATCAGGAGCTGAGTAGCCTCCTGTATTAACGTCACCGACAAACTTAAATTCACGTATTTTTCTTTTACCGCGCTGGGCAAACAAAGTAACATCTGCAACTTGGACAGGCTCTATCTGAGCTGTGCCATAGTTAGAATATTTGCGAATAAGTGTTGTCGTGGGTGTAACAGGACCATCGTTTGTTGATGTAAGCACATATTCACCGCCAGATGTACCGACAGTCAAAACTCTTGTTGCTGAGAGAAATCGAATAGCATTCACCTGATTAGACGCTATTGTATATATCAAAGCATCATCATCATTTGTGCCTACTGTAAAATTATCATAATCACCGTTTTTGCTAAAAAATAATGTTTGCGGATTATTATTGGTATTTCCAAACACTAACCGTTGCTCAAAGAAAGACACAACACTAGGCCTATTGTTTGTGCCACTTAATGCAGGGCTGGGAGATCCAGTGATAGAAAGTGTAGCAAATGTCCAAGCATTGTGATCCGTTCTTGTTAATGTGCGTATATCATGAGAGGGATGCACAATATACATTGTATCAGCAGACTGAGCAAAACGAAGATCAAACAAGTCTGCTTCAGCATATGGTGTAGCAGTTTCGTATATCTCTGTAGCTGTTCCACCCGATGTAAATGTTGTAAAGCTTGTTGTATTTATTGCAGCGCCAAACAAATCTGTAAGCGTAAATGTATTAGTTGAAGAGTTTGCAATTCGATAGTTACGACCATTTAACTCTGTCATGCCACCAATATTATCAATAAAGACTTCATCTCCATTACTAAAACCATGACTATTACTAGTTAAAACGCCTGGGTTAGCTTTAGTTATTCCTGTTATCGTTTTTGCAGAACTACTTAAAACTTGTAAATCATTGCGAAAAACACGCATAATTTGATTTCCAAACTCTAATATGTAAGTATCTGATGTTTTAAATTGAAATGGTATAAGCCTTGTCTTAACAGAGCTGCTTTTGACCTCACCAAGATATTCTGTGCCTGGTCTACGTGTTACACCGCCATGAGGCATAACAATCATATTCGTAAGATCTGATAAACCCTCACGATACTTTTCTATATTGGTACGCCCTTCTAGCCTTGGGCTAATTTCACCTGCTGTAAACGAGCTAAACGCTGGTGCTGAACGTGCCATTAGAACCTGCTTTCAATAAAGTCACTTGCCTCTAGGCGTTGCGTTGCGCCCTCTGTTGCATCGTTAAATCGTGCTTCGTTTACCTTGGCTTCGTACAGAGAAGTCTGTATTTGTACCATGCTTGTAGAGCCTGTAATCGCGTAGCATATCTCAGCAGCTAGCCTAGCAGCTAACGCTTCAGTTAAGCTAGCATCATATAGCTGCGTATCAGTTACGCGACCAATGTATTTAATCTGAGCAGAACCTTCATCCGTTAGAAGTTTACGACCTTCTATAACAAACACTGGGCCACCAGTATTATTTGTAATGTTGTCTTGCGGATATGATAAAGAACCATTGCTAAATTCTAGCACTCGTAAGCAAAAAGGATCTGTTGGCAAAGCATATTGAAAAGCATATCCGAAAGCTGGCGTTGTTGTTTCTTGTGCTAAACTTGCCCGATTGATTAAACAGTTCCAGGGGTGCGCTCGAAAGACTGCATCTCTTACCGACTCGTAGCGTTGGTTTACAACTCGCGCCGCCTTACTGTTTTCATCTAATGA